GTCTTTTGTTGTCATGTGTTTGGTGGAGTAGCACGGTACTGCCCCGTGGTCCGCTGGGTTGCATATCAGCCTTGGCCCCTCGTCGAAACTATACCTACCCCATTGTAAAAAAGTCGCGACTTTTTTGTAAATTGGTTCAAAAAAGTCGCAACCGATACTAAAATACTGCAGTGATACGGTTAAAGCGCTTGACGCCGTCAACCAATTGAGCCTCAATTGTGGTGCTGATAAACTTGTTCATCTCAATTGCGTTGTCAATGATTTCGTGCATTGTGGGGAACTGGGGCGCTTTTTCAAGCAGTTTTTTACCAGCTTCGTCAGCTACTTCCCAGGCTTTTAGCTGGGCGTTGTACTGCTCGGTTAAGAACTCCTTGGAGGTCTTGAGTAAGTCATAGCGTAATTCAAATGGATTCATATAATTCTCCTGTGTTTGTGTATGTAAAATGGGGGTTCCGGGCGCCTCCCGGCGAGACGTACTACCCTATACTTACTAATGCAAAATCTACTGCTTTTCCGCCCCATTTGGTTTAATTAGGAGTTTATCGCGCTCTTCAGCGCGAGCCTTGGCCTCCCTAAGTGACTCATTGATAATGAGTCGGGTTACTGCTCCAGCCATTTCTTGGATTTGTTTTTCCTTGGCTGCTTCTTTGTCTTCCAGTGCCTTATCAATATCGTTACGGATACCAGCCCGGTTTAACAAATCTTTAAGATTCATCTTTTTGCGCCTTCTCAACGGCTTCTAGATTGGTTTTTGCCTGCTCAACCTGTGGGCCTGCTTGGTTTTGGATTGAGTTAATAAAACCGACCACCTGGATAAATGGAGACTGCGCTAATACGTTTAGCAACGCGTTAATTTCCTTTACAGAAAACTCCAACGTCACGTTAAAATCATCTAATAATTCTTGCTTCATTTTTTACTTCCTTTCTTTATTTTAAGTTCTACATCTACATCTGGTTTATATTTATTTAACTGCACAAAATGGCCGTTTCCTACCATCTGTTCAAAGCCATCCCACAGTCGTTGGTTCTGAAGTTTTGCGGCGTACTTGATGCCACTGATGTAGTTATACACATCGTCTTCTGACATCTGCTCGGGTCTATCTAAGTACTGCCGTAAGAACTCGTCTAAATAGTCTTCAACTTGGGAACATTTAATAATGTCTTGCTCCAACTCAAAGCGGTCGTATTCACTCCACAGATTCATTTTTTACCTTTCTTTTTTGGTTCGTCATCATCACGAATAGTTTCAAACAAATTTTGAAAGTCAGCGGCAATACGTTCTTGTAAATCTATTAATTGCTTTTCAACGTTCCAATATGCTATTTGCATCTCTTCTGTGCTAAGTTGATCTATCGCACAATTAACTGCTTTAAACGTTGTTACTGCGCTTTCTAATTGAATTGACGCATCTTCTAACTGCATTAACTCTGTCCAGTATTTCATACATTTTTTCCTTGATTAAATTTCATACACTGAGCGGCGGCTAGGGTTATTTCTGGTTTAAACGGCAGTGTTAAAAACTGTTCTTTCATTTTAATACAATGAGTTTCTGGAACAGCTATATCGCTTGCCATGAAATCACATTTAGTTCCTATGCACATGATGGCTACAAAAATGAACTCCATTATTGGACTCCCAATCTGCGTTCAATTTCACGATCAATATACCAACGAGCTTTGCGCAAATCTTCAATGGTATCAATTTTTAAGTCAGCGCGCCAAATATATTTAATAGCATTACCCAAGCAAAAGTTCATATGCTCAGTAATCTGTATGCAGTCTACACCGCTGGGGTGTGCCGTATAGTGCTTAGGCTTGTTTACTGGATCGTTCACGTCTCATCTCCCTTAAATGTTCATGCAAAATTTTAACTTCTTCCATTGTTGAGCATTCCCAAACACCCATCAACTCCCCAAAACGTTTTTCGCTTAAATCAACGTCTTCAACACCCATAAGTGTTTCCATCATGTAACATCCGTCGTATAAGTATTCAATTACAAAATGGCTCATAGTCCTAATTCCTTTTTGATAAACTCTACACCTTTTGAGAAATGATAACGCCAATGTTTTTCGGTTACATGTATTTCATTATAACTCTGTCCATTTAAAAAAGCAAGCAAAACCTCCCGTTGTTTAAACGGCATGTTGTTTTCTATCAAATTACGGATGTCTTGGATGTCATCTGGTTCCCAGGGTAGCCAGCCTTCAATAAGTTGGGTGGATGTACCCTCCACGTCATCTTGCTCTAATGGGTCTGGATCTTCGTCTGATAGTCTTGGAGTAACTGCTTGGATTTTATGTTTTGTTGTCATACTCGTGTGTCAAAAATTGCGGCTGCGTAAATGTTCCCCATACCTGCGGCTAGGCTTAAAATCTTTGGTTTGCGTTTAATCATCATGGGTTCAGATAAATAAACATCGTCTTCTTGGGTGCGGTTTGGAATCGCTGGAACTATTCCTGACTGCAAACTATCTAACAACAGACAGGTCTCCAACAAACCAGATGCGCCCATTGTATGTCCTATTATTTGTTTAAAGGATGTCGCAATAAACGGCGTATAAAACAGCGCCTGTAGAGCCGCTTTCTCAGACATGTTATTTGACTTAGTCCCTGTACCATGCGTTTTAACAATTTGTATCTCCTCTGTACTTATGTTACCTGATCGTAATGCTAAGGCGGCGGCTCTTACAAAACCTTGCCCATCTTCACGTTGCCCGATTGCGTTGGTGCTTTGTTCACTAGCCACACCAGCGCTTATTAGTCTTGCTTTGGGTTTATTGACTAATACATTCTCATTCTCAAAGACGGCAAACACTGCGCCCTGACCAATGTAAAATCCACCGTTATGTTGGTCAAACGCAGATGGTTTAATTCCTTGCTGTTCTTTATCGTATGTCAAACACGCACCCGATTCGCCAAAGAAATGCAATACCTTGTCGTTGATGGTGTCCTCTACACCTAACACGCACACCCGATCAAACCCTTGGTATGTCATCAGTTGGCACACGTCAGACATAACTTTTAGGCTGGATGCACAAGCGCTGGCATCGGTTGTGATCAGATCGTCCGCCCCGCACATCTGCCCGATACGACCAGCATACACCTGTGTCAGTGTGAGTGGTAGTAGTTTGTAGTCATAGGTCAAACGGCTTTTCTTAATAGCGTATGGGTTGATGCCGGCAAAGTGTGCGTTACCAGATGCCAAAATAAAAGCAGTCTTGCCTTTGCGCTCTCTGAGTGATCTAAGTAATTCCACATCTAACACACGGTCAGCCAGTTTGTGCGGCACGTAAACTAATCCGCTATCTTTTTTGGCAAACAATTCTGGAAACCAGAATGCTCTTTGCGGATAAGACATTTCATCAAATAAATCAGTATGGGTTGCCGCCACTGTGCGGTAGTCTGTTAAGTAGATCATTTTACGTTTTCAAGTGCCTCTTCTACGGTCTTTGGTGTTTGTGTGGAGTGTTTAAACATAAACTCAAATACATCACGGATTGTGCTTTCTTCCGTGAGTTTCATTAGTTTGACGTCTTCCTCAGACACACCATAGATGTCGGACAAATAAACACCGACCATCAAGAAGTCCAGGCTATCAAGACCGGTGTCTTTAATTAATGTGTCGAGGCTTTCTATCTTTAATTCATCGGCACTCACAGGTCTTGCGACCTTTACGATGCCGTTCATAATCAGTAGCAGTTCTTGGTCTGTCATTCTGTTTCCTTCATGTTAAGTGATTCTAATAACGCTTCTTGTAAACTTATTTTACCATTTAAAACTCGTATCACTTGTTCATCAATTGTTTTACTAATTGTCAAATGATGAATGATAACCGGTTTTTCCTGCCCTTGCCTGTAAATCCGTGCGTTGGCTTGGATGTAGTTTTCTGAGCTCCATGGTAAATCAAACCACACAGTCTGTGCTGTTTCTCCAACGTTGCACTGTAGATTGAGCCCAATACCCCCGGACTGGGGATGGGCAAGGAGCATACGAATTTTGCCATCACGCCACGCTTGGATGTTGTCATCATCCAGCACCACTGCTTCGGGAAACTTCTCTTGGATTCTCGCAAGCGCATGCTTGAAGTGATAGAACACGAGTGTGGGGGACGAGGACTCTTCCATGATCGACTCAAGGTACTCCAATTTAACATCGTGTACTTCTTGCCAGTCTCCGTTTTCCCCATACACCGCGCCTGATGTGAACTGTAAGAGTTTGCCCGCCAATGCTGCCGCTGTTGGAGCCGTGATGAGTTCACCATTGATACTAGCGACCATGTCTTTTGTAAGTGTGTCATATTGTTTACGCTCCGCCGAGTTTATGTCTATTTTGTGATACAACTTAGTTAGTTTGGGTAGTGTCAAATAATCCTCAGCCCGCAGACTAAAACATATGTCGCTAATCTTATCCTGTATCCTTTTGTCTGCCCCTGGCTGGAGCGCCCATTTATACACAACGTGTGTATGCCTGTTCATCTGCCCCGGTGTTAGGTACTTTGCTCTGAACGATGTTAAGCTCGTTTCTAACCTCTGCCCCAAATCCAAAATACCTACCTGTGACCACAAGTCAGCCATCCCTTGAGGTGTCGGGGTCCCTGTCAGAATAATACGTCGCTCGAAGCTCTTTAAGTGTTTCTTCAAGCTCTTGAATCTTTTCGTCGAAGGATCTTTGAAGCGACTTGACTCGTCGATTATCAGATTGTTGAATTGCATTTTTGGTTGATCCAACAACCATATCAAGTTCTCGAGATTGACTACGTACACGCTCGAAGAACTCTTCGACGCTGCTAACCGTTGACTCGGGGTGCCCAGTATCTTGGCTACCTTCAGGTGTTGTAGGTGTTCCCATTTCTGTGTTTCCTGTTCCCATACTGTTTCCGCTACCCTCTTTGGCGCTACGATAAGAGTTTTCCCCTTGAGTTGCTCCGCGATAATCGTTAGCGTCGTCGCTGTCTTCCCAAGTCCAGGGGGTAGAAACAGACCCAAGTTCGGCACCGACTGCGCCCGGGATATAATCTCCTGCTGATACTGATGTAGTTGTGTTCTCTTTAGCACGTCGGTTTCCTTTTGATGCGTTTTCTTTTTTAGTAAGCAAGGTTAAATTCCATGGAACGTGTAAGCCACATACATCTTTTCCTTGCAACGGTTCAATATGTTCAACTTCATATAATTCCTCCATAAAAATTGTGGCTAGCTGGGCGCGGTGATACCACACATCTATCTCCGGTTTTAAATGCAACTTGCCCCATTTTAACATACGTTCTAATTTTGCCGCCCGTCTTCTTGCGTTTTTAGCGTTTGCTTTGGCTTTGTTGTTTTTACTCCAATTTGACGAATAGGCACGATCACAAACTTTGCAATATATTTTTAATCCATCGAGTTTGTATTTGTCTTTATTAAACTCATTGCGATTTTTTGTTTGATTGCACTTCAAACATTGCTTGTTTAATAAAATCATTTACATCATCCTTGGATCTTAAAATATGAACAGAGAAACCCTGTTCGCCTAGTTGGTCAAAGACTATCTTTTGTCTTTCGCTTACTTTCCCTGTCGGTGTTTTCAGTTCCACTAGGAACACTTGCTGGTTCAGGAACACTATTCTGTCCGGCACTCCCGATATCGTGCTTAACCATTTCAGTGAGAGCCCGTTCAATTTTTTCACGGATTTGCTCAGATGCTGCTCGATGTCGCTTTCTAAAATTTTCATAGTTTTCTTGCTCCGTTGCGTATGCCGCAAACACTTGTTTAAACAAATACTCTGTAAAGTAGGCTCGGGTTTCATCACCAATCTTGGCTTCGTCTTCCCCAATATACTCAAACACATGGGTGACAGTATGCACACACTCATGCACTATGACACCAATACGTTCAAGTGGGTCGTAGTCCTCCATGGCTTTAAGATCAAACACAATCGCCAGCATAGCGTTTTGTGTGCCCTCTTGTTGGATGTAATGCGACTCTGCTACACCGACATCTAGGCTTGAATGTTTAGTTGTTATCTTAGAATGTTTTAGCGCCGCCTGAAATGAATCATCCGAAAAACATACCTTTACCTTGGCTTCATAAAAACCAGTGGTTGCTATGTAGAACGGCAATGCTTTTTTGTTTTTCATTTTATTCCGTGTGCCTTTTCTATTGCTCGGGCAAACGCAACAATGTCACCTTCCGTTTGCATTCTAATCCCCGTAATCTCTTGATCTGTAAGAGGTTTTGGTTTGTAGATTCCGCATAAAAATGGCTTTGGCTCCGTGACTACGGCGTCCTCATAGCCA